CTTCACCTCTATTGCTGTGAACACTGGCAACTCCTGTCCAACCATATCCTCTGTGATCTTGATCATATGGAACCCAATGAGATCACTGCTCCCCTTACATAATCCATAGCTGATACCTTGGACGTTGTTGATCACAGCGCTGTTACCCATGCGTGTCACCTTCCCCTGGTATGCCATGCCCGTGTCGTTAACCCATAGCCTCGTGCGCTTACCGCACATCTCCATAGCTATGGTCTTTTGTAGATCCATTTCATTCATCAATACCTCTTCCTCCTTGCGTTCCATCTATAGATAGCCCAACCTGGCTTGTAACCTAGTGATCTACCTAATGCTTGCAACTCCTCTAGCGTCCGACAATCAGCAGCCTTCATGTTAAGCTCAGGCTTCTTCAACGTCTGCTTAGTAACCTCAACCAGGTCCCCATCCACCTCTTCTAACTCAGCCTTTGGCTTACGCTTCGGTACCTTGTAACAGTATGGGCACATCTTTTGCTTACTACTATATACATTAAAGCAACCTTCGCAAACTGTCACGGCTACAGGTGCAGTCTTTCTCTGCCCCTTCTTCTTACCCTCTAGGGTCCACTGTCGGTCATCGTCTGGAAGCCCGTGCCTGACACAGTTACCGACGTGGTCTAGTATGATCGCCGTCTTCCCCTCGACAGGTCTCAGTCCCCTGCCTACCATCTGTAGATACAGACTTAAACTTTGGGTGGGACGCAATAAGATTACACCCGAACAGTCAGGGACATCGAACCCCTCACTGATTAGAGAACAGTTGCATAGCACCTTACACTTTCCCACCCTAAAATCTTCAATCACCTGGTTGCGCTCACGCTTACTCATCTTCCCATCCACATGAGCAGCTGCAATACCAGCCTCGTTAAACTTCCTCGCTACCTCAATGGAGTGAGAGATCTTTGTGCAAAAGACCAACGCCTTCTCGCCACTAAGGAATCTCTTGTAATGCTTGACCGCATCACCAAGGATACAACTCTTCTCCACCTGCTCAGCTAACTCCTTAAGGTTGTAGTCACCAGCCATAGTATGTACCTTGCTTAAGTCCAGGTCACTAGGTACACTGAACAATCTGTAAGGACTGAGGTGACCACGCTCTATCAAGTCCTCAACCTTAGGACCTCGCACTATCTTGTCATAGATTAACTTCAATCCCTTGCCATCTAATCGCTGAGGTGTAGCCGTTAACCCTATCTGATACGCATCAGGGAAGTGGTCATAGATCTTCTTGTACGTAGCACTGGTACAATGGTGCGCCTCATCTGTCAGGATTAAGTCGAAGCCTATAGGTAAGCTATCCAACCGCCTGTTCAAGGTCTGCACCATCGCCAGCTGCACTGGCTGACCGTAGTTAGTGTCAGCGTTGGATGTAATAAGGCCATACTCAACACCAACCATGTCTAACTTCTCCCTTGTCTGGTCAACTAATTCTTTCAAGTGTACTAAGAACAACACCTTAAGCCCCCGCTCAACTGCATTCTTCATCATGAACGCAGCAAGGATAGTCTTCCCTCCACCTGTTGGTAGTTGGAAACAAATCTTCCTGTGCCCCTCGGCGAATGCTTTCCTTATGTTCTCAATAGACTTACTCTGGTAGTCCCTAAGCTCCATCGTCTATTGGCTGGTGGAAACGGAACGTGAACCCCGATCTCTCTAGTGCCTCTCTCCCTTCTAGTACCTGAGCTAACACCCTTAGTGCTGCCACGTACATCTCTGTATTCCTTGCCACTTGGAACAGGTCGTGTCGCCTGATCAACTCCTCTAACATGTCAGACTCTGCGGTCCTCACAAATAATCTCTTCTTCTCACTCACTTAATTCTTTCTCCTTCTCTTGATACACCACCCATAACTCCTGCTTCTCAGCCTGCGTCAACGAGCTGTGCTCCTTCAATGTGATAGCTAACTCCTTCAACTCCTCACTCGTAGCGCATGCGTTCACACTCTCTATGGATGTCTTCAGTTCATCTGATTGTCCCTTGAGCTTAGCCTTGATCGCGTCAACACCACTGTTATCCACCGCCTCTTGCGGAGTGTAGATAGACTCCTCTTCAGCGTAAGCATGAGCCAACTCCTCAGGGAACGCAAGCCTTAACGCTGCCGCTGTTGCACACTTGTTGATCATGGCAATTGGTTGCTTAGCCCAGCTGCTCTTACCAGTGGAGCGCTCCGCGAAGTACACCCTTGGTCCAGTGAACGGACAACGGACGCCGTTCACCATCTTGTACACTGTCTGCTGTGCCCACTGTGGCACCTTTGCACTGCCAGCCTGAACAGTTGGACCATACTCAATTGGATCCTGACCTGCCCAGCCAGCACGGCTAGCGATAGTGGTGATAGCCTGGATTGTAAACACAATCTCATACTTGTCACCATACGCAATGATTGCCACTGGCTTCTTCATCGGATCTAACTTAGCCGCTTGACAATAACCTATTGCTGTCTTCACTACATCGTCAGGTGTCTTGTCATCTACACTCAACACCGATTTGATTAGCTTGTATTGCTCTTCAGTGTACTGTACTAGCTCACTAGAATGGGAGATCTGTGTCATCTGTCTGAACCTCCGTCACCTCTGGCTTTACATAAGGTGCTTGCAATGAAAGACTAAAGAACTTCTCGCCCGTTGTCTTGTTCGTTTGTATCCACGCTGAGATATCAAAGTCCTTACCATCAAAGTTACCCTTGCCTGTATACTGTGGCTTCCTACTGCCCTCTTCATAGTACTTGTTCTTACCAAGTGTAGCCCTGTTACTGTTGTCGTATTCTGTCATCTATCTTCTCCTTTCCATCTATCGTGGCAGTGTATACCCCACGTCTTACTCTCTTTATGAAGTCTGCCTCTGTTAACTTCTTCAACTGCTTGTTGATACCAGAGGCACCCCGGTTCAATATATATATTATGTCCCGTGCCTCCATCTCCCCTCGCTCTACTAATAACTCTAGTACCTCGTAGCCTAACTCACTTGGCTCCATCACCCTGTAGTATTGGTAACACTCTAAGTGAAACCGATACTGCTTGCGACCACCCAAGTAATTAGCTTGATTGTACGTCTCTATATCCTGACCACATATCTCACAAGACCTCACTTAACTCCTCCTTGATGATCTCTACTGCCATACGACAACCCCACACCAAGTACACTAAGAAAAATAAGAAGGACAACTGACCAGGGATTGCATCACCCACGCCCATCACAATGACCATCAATGTTAACGCTGCTATCCACTCAATCATGACCCCTCCCTCTTGGTTAAACCCAAAACATCTGGCTCCTTACCTTGATAAGCAAGGAACTCATCGAACGTTAAACGTAATGACCTTAACTCTTCCTCTAAATCCTGAAGCTTACGCTCTATCCTACCAACGGGATCATCTGCTATCCTGCGCTGTGCCTCTACTATCCCTTGGATAATCTTGTTGATCATAACCTACCTCCTGTTGATACCTTCACCCACACATAGAACAAGGCTAAGTGTGCCATCACCTCAATCGGAATCCAGATAGGGCTTGCTACCCACACCCATGACCAATCCAAGTAACCGAAGATCTTGCCCACTGCAAACACTAACGTTAACAGCGTCAAGAATAATAAACTAACTGCGTTCGTTCTCATAGCTCTATCACCTCCTTGCTATACCCATGCCATACACCACTAGCACTACACTCCTTGTATAAAGCTAACAACCTACGCCTGTGCTCATGTGCCTCGTCAATCAACGCTTGATTAATTGAATACACCTGCACTACATATGGTGACTCCTTCTCCTGAGCTATCACCATCGCACCAGGGTATGCGTCACGACCAGTTGACTGCTTCACTGCCGCTTGGTAGTGTGCCAACTGTAACAAGTAACCCATGTCCAACACCTTATACCGAAACTTCTCCGGACTCGCATCAATACATGTCTTATAGTCCGCTATGTAATACGCCTCTGCATTGTATATGTCTAGCTTACCCTTGCACTGAACCTCATCCTCTACCCAGAAGAAAGGTGCCTCAAACTCTGAGTCTGCCATCACTAAACTACTAGCCTGATCTAAACGTACTGCATCTACCATCTCCTCGGCAGCTGCCATGTCCTGATGGCGGACAAGAGGACGACCAGTCGCTAACAACGCAGCGTAATCCTTGTTCCTCTTGTCCCTTCGCATGCCCTCAGGTAAGACAAGGTAGTTGCTACTGCCTGGCTCCAACAGTAAACTGTGCACGAGAGAACCAAACTGCATTGCCTCTGTTGGCTCCTTAGGATTGTCAACTGCCTCCCTATAATGAGCCGGACTCCTAGCTAGTAACCCCAACCTTGATCCACTTAATCCTTCTTGTTCGTAATATTCCATTCTATTCTACTCCTTATATCCTACCACACTATTGGTAGCTGTTCCATCCTCTTGCGTGTATGTGTAAATGATTGATGTCCAATTCAAATTGATAACCCAATACCAATAACAACAACAACACTACACCCAACACTACTGCTACATCTGTACCCGCTTGCTTTAATCTATCCAACATCTTCCTCTCTCCTTTAAAAAAATAGAGCCGGCGGAGAATGATGAGAAAAACCACCGGCCCATAACTGTTAACTACTTGCGCAAGTACCCCGTCTCTTCGAGGTAAGGATTAGGCACACTCTCCGCTAACCTATCTTTCTTACCACCATAGTTGACGTTGTTCTCCGCTCTAGCTCTGTCATCTCTACGAAGATCTGCTCTAGCGCCTACTGTCATCTCATGGACACCAACTCTCTCGATCCTGCCCGAGGTCCTCTTTGTCTCAGCTACTAAGAACTTCTCGTTAGCTGCGTACCTGCGCTTACATGCCTTGATCGAATCCTTTAACCTATCAATCTCTGCTGCTGTTGCATCAATTGCGTTGTTATAGTCCTCTCTTCTAGCTTGTAAGTCTTTCTTGTGGCTCTTATACATAGCTATCTTTTGCTCGTAATCTCTAATCTCTGGCGTTGCAATCCTGTGCTTGCTCCATGGCATCGCACTAGCCTGCCCAACACTGCCAATCAATACCCCTGCTATTCCTATTACCTTTACTATTCTATCCATTGTTCTGTTCTCCTTCCTTCAACGGGCTCACACCCATAACTGCTCCAACTGCAACGCACATACTGCCACGTTGCCCATCTCATACTCACGCAACACCTTAAGAAACGCGCTCTCGATCTCCTCAAGTACACTCTCCACGTTCAACAAGATACCCGCGGCATCATGGAATCCCGTGTCATCCTGAATCTCATTGATCAACTGATCAATCCTATCCTGTGCCTGGTCACGTAACCGAGCACTAAGACTAGTCAACTCCTCCACATTCTCATCCGTCAACGCCATAAACTGTCCGCTATCCTCATAAGGCTCACTTGCAAAGTTCAACAACTCAGTCTGAGATCGCTGTATACTCGCTAGTCTACGATCGTATCGCTTCCTGATTACACCTTTGTGCCACATAACTGTACCTCCCTCAACATCACTTCAATTGCTCGCATCCTATCCTGTCCTATCATCTGTCGCACTAAGCTTGGCTCCCAATCTTCATCGAACACGTTCAACTCACCCTCACGATAGACAAACTCTAAGCGCCTCTTGTTCAACTCATTCCATGGAACCAATTCAAAACCATGGCGAGTCCACTCTAAGTCGAAACCTAACTCAACATCACCATGATAACCAAAGCTAGGGTCATGCAGCCAACGCTCCAGTATGCCCTTCAATCCCTCACCATCACAGTGCTGAAACACCAAGTCATCTACTACACTCTGCCAGAAATCTTGCATCGTCTCTCCTCAGCTAACGCTTCCCCTACTACCTCTGCTACAACCATCAAGTTGCTACTAACCACCTTGAGAAGATGATCGTTCAAGCCATGCTTAAACCAAAACTCCCTCAGATCATTCAAGTACTGATAAGTCTTGTCTTCCATCTTAACTATACTCATGCGCCAATACCTCACACTCTAACTGCTCCAATAACTCTTTATCTATCTCTATTACATATTCCATTCCATCATTCCTTTGTTTGTTCTACTGTTATCTATTGAGTAAGCAATACACGAAGATAATAAATATTACTGCTAATACTATCCATAACACTGTTTCTATCATTGCCATACCCTATCGAGTTCCTGGTATCAGGAACACGTTATACTCTCACCCTTCTATATGGGCTTAATTGAATATACTCATAAGCATGACCCGCTGCTAAAAACTCATACTTAGTGCCAGTGAACCCACAGCTAGGACTATAAAATACTTGTTCACATTGGAACCTATTAGTATTCTTCCAGCCCTTTGATTCTATATCGTTTGGTAATTGTATCTCTATCATGTCATCATTCCTTTTATAACTTTGTTATACCCAAAGTATATCATTATATAACGGTATATGCAAGGATATAACTATTAAATTTCCTTAATGTAACCAAGGAAGATAACAAGTACCATACTACCATATTGCTACCATACGCTGTAACGCACTCTAGGAAAGGGATACAAAGGAATTTGAACGAAAATATGGTAGGCAGCTAGGTTAAGCTAGGGTAAATTGAAAAAAATTGGAGCGGGAGTAGATTTAGCAAAAAATCATTGGGCTATCGAGTGGAAAACTACCATATTTACTAACTTTATATATTATTTATTAGTTATTAGTAGTAGTAGTAGTAGTTGTAGTTGTTTTTCTTCCTTTGTGTAAGGTGGGCGGATAGTGAGATAGAGCGTTTGTAAGAGTGGTAAGATAAGAGTTTTCATGTAAGGGTACCCTTACATCTACCATATTCGCTATGAAACAGGGGAATTGATGGTAAGCACGCAGCGGCCGCTCTGTGCCCCGTCACGCTGCGAAAACGTGCCCCGACCAATAAGAACCTACCAAAAGTCAAAAACGGCTCAGGAAAAGCCCCCCACCCCCCCCTCTGTGACAGGCCTAACGTTCCCCCCTCGCAAAAAATTTTATAAATACGGGTTAGGACTATGTATTTCACCCCTCTTACATGGGAGTGTTTCGATATCATTTCACATATTGTTTCATGTTAATATACCTAATTGCATCACTACGTAATCTTAGTGTTTCGCTACATGTTTTAATATCTTTTAACTTGGATATAAGAGTTACAAAGGTAAGAGACATATAGTGGTTGACTTTATATTTCAATTGTGTTACGATTGCAGTATGCAAGACAAAAAGAAAGCGTTTAACGTAGTTGTAAGAGGGGTGGTTGTGGAAAAGATCCGCGAATTGTCAAAAGTGCATGATATTTCTCAGCCTAAGGTGATGGAGTATGTGTTTATGACGTACGGATCGGCGATCCCCGGGGTGCCATTAGCTCCTGGGAAACCCGTTGGTGGAAAGCTTTTCGACCCAGACGAGGTGCCGTTGGGAGTGTATAAGGCTATGTGCCGTGAGCGCATGGGATTCCACACAGATTTGCATCAAATGTTGGCAAGGGGCGAGGAGTTTGATCCGCTAGGGTTTCCCCTACAATGGCAGCGTGAGATGGCAGAAGAGGTGTTAGCAGAGAGTGAGTGAGTACTACGCTACGGCTAAGGCATTAAAGGCAAAGGGTGAGGGTGATAGCGCAATGTTGGACAAGTTGCTTTCGTATCCGGCAACCCATGGTCATGCTATCAGCGTTGCTTGTCAACTGTTACCCGTTGTAGACCAGTGCTGGAGTGTGTTTCGTGAGCGTCATGAGTTAGACGCAGGTCAGCGGAACCGTTTTTGCGAGCAGGGTTTTACAGCGTTGATCAGTGAGTTAGACCGTCAGGCACCTAAGCGTTTCCCTTACCAGGAGAAGCGTTGGTGGCAGGAGTTATCTCGGTACTTATGTGGTGATGGTGATCCTATTGTATTGGGTGCAGCTAAGGAGAACCGTTGGCAGCCACTTCGTCAGCGTGTAGCCTCAGTTCCATTGGAGGCAATGCAGCGTGAGTTGGAGTTAGTTAGTTATACTGAGAGCAGTAGTGAGGAGCGTTTAGAGCCTTTAATCCAGGAGTTACAGATGAAGGCGTTGCAGGCGATTCGTGATGATGAGGTTCAGGGTCGTGATGCGGTGAAGACGTTTACGGATATGGTGAAGCTTCAGGCGCAGTTGAAGGGTGAGTTGAAGGAGAAGGTGGACATAGAGATCAGTCCTGGACAGGCATACAAGGAGTTGTTGTTGAACCCGGGTCGTTTTCATGCAGAGGTATTGGAGGGTGACGAGCCCCCGAGGTTGATAGGATGATGGGTGACGAGTCAATATTCATAGGTATAAAGGACGGGGAGATGCAGATAACGATTCCGGGGCATGTATCGGTAGAGATCCAGGAGGACATGATCAAGGTGAATCCTAGTGACACAGTGGTTTCCATCCGTAATGAGTCCTTGGACGAGTTGGCAAGAGAGGAGAACGAAGAGAATGGATAGAGCGAGAGGGTTCTTAGGCTTCAGTTTATTACCGGAGATTTATCCAGTTTCAATTCATGTGGTTTATTCAGATGATGAGGAGAGGATTGGGAAGTTTTTCAGCAAGGCTGTTGGGGAGGATGAGTTAGTGCGTCAACCTTGTGATATAACAGTGAGACCAGATGCATTGGTGTCATCTTACGGCGAGCATATATTAATGGAGTTTCGTCCAGATGAAAAGCGTGGTGGTGCTGCATTGGCTGCATTAGTTGCACACGAGGCGGTGCATGCGAGCTGGCGGTTAGAGCGAATAGTAGGTGATTGTTTTGATATGAACATCCAGGAGCCCCAATGTTACTTCGTTCAATACTTAGTTGGGGAGATTACGAATCGTATATGGGAGCATCTAGAGAAAAGGAAGAAGAATGGAAAAAGAAATAAGAGATAAGGTGGCGATACAGGAGATGATAAGGAGGGTTTGGGATGAGGCTTTTAAGGAAGGAAAACGGGCGGCTCGCGAGGAAATAACTCACGACAGGTTGGTAAACCAGTATATTAAGGAATTAATTCAAGAGGTTGTAGAGAATGGATAGAGTAAGAGAGTTAATGGGTCGTTACATGGATCGTATGGACGACGAAGCGGTTAAGGGGTTGGTTTACGAAATGTACTTGGAGTTAGGGGTGAGCTTTTTCGACCATCAAGTTCATAGTAGACAAGCGGAAATTAGTCACCTTCATCCAGAGGAGTTGCGAGACCTTTACTGGGCGCTAACCAAGGATATCGGTGAGTCATGTCGAGGAGGGATGTGCCTGTCTACTTGGCAGGTAATAGAGAGAGCGGCTGTGTCGTACACGTTAGGCGGAGTTGTACCAGAGAAGGAGCGTCCATGGTGGAAGGTATGGTAGAGGTAAGTCGTGAGGAGTTTCTAAACGCGAGTAGTCGTTTACGTGGCAGGTATAAGGGCAGTCGTACAGCGAGGACTGAGCCAGTGCTGATGCGTAACTGGAAGGTATTTGAGACATTACAATCGAAGAGCGGTTTAGTGTTGGCTCAGGTGGAGTATACGTTTCCTAGTCAGGGAGTGGCACAGGAGGCGCATGATGAGATGCATCATGTGCAGCTGGCTAGTAGTGTGAAGTATGTGGTCAAGGACGCAGCCGATGACCAGAGTTAGTAGATGGCTGTAATAAGGAGAATAAGATGGAGACAGTAGATTTTGGTACAGTTCTTAATGAGCTTAAGAACTATAGTGCAACGGCATATAGAAAAGGATGGAACGGTAAAGGAATTTACATTATGTTGCAGGTTCCTGATGAACATAGCAAAATGACATTACCTTATATTTATATCGTGACGAACGATTTAGAGGGGGATAATCCAGATGCCCCTAAAGGATGCGTCCCTTGGCTTGCGAGTCAAACGGACATGTTAGCAGAGGACTGGATAATTAGATCAGCGCAATCAAATATAAAAGGAGAATAAGATGGCGAGAATAGTACGTAAAGCATTGGAGATAGATATGGAGAAGGTAAAAGAGATAGTACCTCCTTCAGAGATAGAGGGTTATATAATCATGGGCGGTCATTGTAACGCAAATGAGTTGACTTTAGATCTAATGCAGTTAGAGAAGAAGGAAGAGATCGAGGCGCTACAAGCAGAGCAACCTAGTGCGGAATCCTAATTGGACAGATGAAGAGGTAACGCCCGAGTTTGTCATTGCTAAGTTTCAGCAGTGGCGTAAGGACCCATGGCGTTTCTACACGGATATGGTGTGGACGGCGGACGAATCGGACATAGATGATCCGGTGAAGCCGTTCACTCCTTTCGCGTACTTGCATGAGTTTCATCGAGCAGTTGAGGACCACGACACTACTATAGTAGTGAAGGGTCGTCAGATGTTTTTCACTTGGGCAGTAGCTGCGAGGTTTGTTTACAACTTGTTGTTCAAGCCTTATAGCAGGTCAGTGTTCATGTCACAGCGTGAGAGTCAGGTAGAGGATGTGATTGCTAAGCGGATGGTGTTCATCTTGAGCCAATTAGATGACCGGTTTCCCTGGCCTGATTTCAGTAAGAAGTCGATTAAGCGGATGAGTATTGATCATCCTGATAGTGAGGTTCGCTCTTTAATAGTAGGTACCCCAAGTGGTGAGGATCAGGCTCGTGGTATGACGGGTACTGAGTTATGGTTTGATGAGTTTGGCTTTCTAGAGAACCAGGATCTGATCTTGAAGACGGCGCGTCCTTTGATTAAGAAGGGTAAGACTAAGATGATCATTACATCTACCCCTAACCCTGACACTCATTACGAGGATTTAGTTAAGAGTGTAGAGGACGGGACTCACAAGGAGCACATGGAGGGTGTGTGGAGTCATGAGAATCAGAACGGTGACTACGTGTTATCGGTTCGTTATGATGCACATCCAGACCAGAGAACAGAGGAGTGGGCAGAGGCTAAGCGTCGTGAGGTAGGTGAGCTTGCGTGGCGGATTGAGTATTGTTTGGAGTGGACATTACCGAAGGGTAAGCCGGTATTCCCGGAGTTTCAGTTTGACACTTACTGTTTACCTTATGAGAAGCATCGCACTCCAGATAGGGCAAACCCTATTGGTTTAGGCTTCGACTTTGGTGGTCATTTCCCTAGTATGGTTGCTCACGAGAAGGATTCATTGGGTAGGTGCGTAGTACATTTAGCTATCCTTGGCGAGGATGTTGACTTGGATTCGTTCTTAGTAGACATTGTCAACCCTGCATTGGCGGAGAAGTTCCCTGGTGTCACGAACTTTAACATCTCTTGTGACCCAGCTGGTGAGGCTATTAGTGGTCAGGGGGTTGGTGCCCCTGCAAAGGACGTGTTGGAGAATCACTTCCAGTTGCCAGTGAGTTGTCAGCGAACAAACCCGGGTGACAGGGCAAGGGTGATTAAGATCTTGATGAACAAGATGAAGGGTGGTACACCTGGTATCTTGATAGCTCCTGACTTGGGTCATTACTATAGGGTAGACGGTACGGTAATTAAGGGGGTAATGGTAGAGGGCTTTAAGCATGGGTACGTTTATGCTAAGAAGCGAGGGACTAAGGCGAACACATATCACTTAGACCCATATAAGGACGGACTATATGATCATTTATTTGATGCGTGGGGCTATCGTTTTATTTATGATTTCCCTGCTTTGCTCGAGATGGTTAGCTACACGGAGCGGAAGGCAGGTAGAGTTAAGAAGAAGAAGAGTCGCAAGCGACATTTTCGACGCTGATATAGACATTGAATACACGGCGTGTTAATCTATTTTTAGGAGAACATTAACAATGGCATCAATTACTAAGAAAAATTCAATCCCTTATGACTTTACTACTGACGGTCAAGCGGGTTTAACAGCTACCTCTGGTGGCATTAAGTCAGTTGGACTAAGCGGCGAATTAATCGCAACAGGTCTGGACACAGCTAACAAGACGCCAGCTATCAGTCATGGTGGTGACGTACTTGAGCTAGGTCTTAGAGGCAAGTGGTACTATGACTTTGCTACTGACGGTGGAGCAATTGGCGACGTAACCCTACGTGGTCCTAAGCTTCCTTTGGGCGCAGTTGTTACAGGTGGTTACATCTATAATACAACCGCTATGACTTCCGGTGGCTCGGCTACTGTAGCGATCAACATCCCTACAGATGACGCAGCTGGTATCAAAGCGGCAACGGCTTATGGTACTATCGGCGCAGCAGGTCCTGTGGCGATCATCCAAACTGGCGCAGCAGCAAACATCTCTGAGATCACAACTGACGAGAGAGATATTACTATTACAATCGCAACAGCAGCTTTAACTGCTGGAGCATTTGTTCTAGTTCTTAACTACGATATCGTGAAAGCAGATACGACTAGTTAATTAGTCCCCCCGACATGAGGGTCGCTACGGTGGCCCTCACCCTTTTTTATGGCAGACATCACAACAACATTATTGAACGCTGTCGATCCCAGTACCACTGGGACCTTTTACAGTTCACCGGTCTTTGACACTAAGGACTATCGAGACTTTGCTTTTGTGCTTTCTATGCCTTCACAGTCCGGTACTTCCTCGGACTTGCTTGACGTTTGGATCGAGCAGAGTAGCGAGAAGGCGTTCACGAACGCACATAAGACAACGACCTTGACTTTAACCGCAGCGGACGGGACAACCGCAACACAGTTCACGCAGGTGGCAGGTAACCTTACCCTACCTAGTGACACCCATACATCTACGAATCTACGCCAGGTCTTGTACTTCCCCGAGGTAAACATTGGGCGTTATATCCGAGTGAAGTATACAGTGGCAGGAACAGCAACTAACCTCACAGATATAACACTTGATGTATTATGTAATAGGAAGGTTTAATGGCTAAACAAGCACTTGATATCAATAATTTAGACGAGAAACAAAAGGACTTGTTCGACTCGTTCATAGTGGGTATAACAGAGAAGGCGTTTATCAGGGAGCAGTTTGATTACAGACGCTGGCAAATGGACTGTGCTTTAAAGCAGGAGTTCTTAGACGATGAGCTTTACAGGGGTAGTTATAGAGACTACGGTCTTAACGACGGCACGGTTGAGAGCTTGACAGGTGCTGAGTTAGATCAACTTGAGAGTCCTAACAAGGCTGATGAGTTCAGTGGTTTGTATATGCCTATGATGGTTAAGGCGTTCCGCACTTACGTGACTCACATGTCTAACCTATCGTTCCCATCCAATGGTGACTGGTTGGATCTTCAGCGTGGGTTTAGCGAATACTTTTACAACACTGGCTTGGAGAAGTTCTTACCGTTCGTCAATGACGCATGGGTAGACATTATCAAGACAGAGAACCAGAGGTTCAACTTCAAGGATCGTTATAAGACGAACATGGCAGAGAGCATCAGCTATGGTAATAGTGTCCTAGGTCATTTCTATAACAACTCTGATCATGTGGTGGAGCCGTTCGTGCCAGGTGTTGGGCGATGTGGCTTGTACCCTATCACCGATGACTGGCGCAAGAGCAATCTTGTTCAGTATCATGACGTGAACTACCAAGATCTGGCGAACAGACCAGACCTAGATCAAGAGGTTATCAAGGCTATTAAGCCTCAGACAGCTGGTGAGGCATCTGATTACTCTCAAGCCCTTGGCAGTACTAGAGTTAAGGAGCACCAGGAGAACAACGTACCTTTCGGCAGGGTTAGAGTTCACGAACTCTTCTGCCCTTCTATATATATTCAAGATGGAGAGAACTCGTTCACAGCTAAGAACGTGTACTTGACTTGCTTGATCAAGCCTTTTATTGATGACAACAACATGGAGAGACAGAGAGTCTATGTACTTAAGGCGACTGAGAACGTTAGCCCTTATGAGCACGGTCTACTATTTGGTTCCTTTGGTACGAACATGCCAGGTGTGTTCTATCAACAAGGTCCATTGATGCCATTCTTATCGCACCAATACACAGCTAACCAGATGCTTAGTGGTATCTGCAGAACAGGAGCTATGCTTGGTGACCCACCTAAGAACTTGATGGACGGAGCTAGTGCTCTGCTTGACGAGTATGAGGTTGACATGCCTGACTTTGAGCCTGGTGCTTTATATAAGCACAAGGTTGAATCACTCTTTGGGCCTGGCATGATCGCAGGTATGAACGCATCCCTTGATGTGTTGCAGTATCTAGACAAGACATTTGAAGAGGGTGTTGGTTATAGCAAGGGTCAGTCAGGGTCTATGCACCAGGGGCGTAAGACGGCGACTGAGATCAAGGAGAGTTACAGTGGCGCACAGATGAATATCGTTGAGGCGGCTGGCAACTATGATGAGAAGTTCCTTAGACCAAGTACGTCAACTCGAATCAATACGACACAGTTAATTTTAAGAGAGCAAGTCACTATGGCGGCGGAGTCTCTAATGGGTACAAGTGAACAGCCACTTGACCAAGACCAGTCCCTAGAGCAGGTTCTAGCTCAGAATCCATTGTTCCAAAGACTACTTAATTACTCTGGTATCCAAGGTCATTACGATCAGTTCTATAAGAAGGTTCAACAGGAGAGACTTGAGGATATGCGTATCCTTCAAGAGGTTCAATCTATGGCAGCACAGATAGAGCAGCTTTATAACTTTGCTGATAGTGAGATTGACATCACGCCTGACGAAGAGGCTATCGAGATGATGGCGATGAGAATGTTCCCGCCTGCTCCTGGAGCAGAGGGCGAGGAGCCTAAAGAGTTTGAGTTCACTGATTATAAGATGGAGATGGCTTATCAAACTTATATCCAGGAAGAGGAAGGGCGCAGAGCTCAGGCGAGAGCTGAAGCTCAACAGTTAGAGCTTGAGATTAAGATTAAAGAGCTTACGTTCAAGGATACAAAAGAGGTGCCACCACCTTCTTTGAAATTGTTCTATCAGATGTTGACGGCTCCTGTCTCAGACAGTGACGTTGTTGTGACAGGGTCTATGACTACGGTTAGTAAGGAGCTTGCGAGACAGAACTTGCTTATGTTCCTAGAGTCCGTTGGTAACTTCCCATCAGAGACTATACAGAAGATGGACTTCGATGGAGTCCTTATGATGTTGGCTAGAGCGAACGATGTAGCCCTAAGAGATTTACTTAAAGATCAAGCACAGATCATGCGAGAAGAAGAAGAACAGAAGAGAATAGCGGCGCAGCAACAAGCTGCAATAGAGAGAGCACAACAGGGTGAACCTGGTTCTCAGCCCGCGCAATATTAGAGGAGAACAGAATGGAACAGAAGAGAAAAACGCGGACGCATAGGACTGGGGACTTTAAACCTCCCGAGGATTTAGAGGATAAGGTCAAGGTCTCGGTCAACAAGATTATAGATCGCATGCCACAAGAGTGGGAGGCGGTTATGCAATGGCTTAGGTCTAAGGCTATAGCTGTGCCAGTTAACCCCAATGACGAAGAGGTGGTTAAGGCAGAGTACCATAGGAAATCACAAGTAGTACAAATAGTAAACAAGCTGCAAGGCTTTGAATTAGTTTAAGGAGAATAGACATGACAGAAGAACAGAACGTAAATACAGAAGCAGAAGTAGTACAAGAGCAAGAGGTTCAAGAGCAACCAGCTCAAGAGCAGTCGGCGGTTGAAGAACAGTCGGCAGTAGAGGAGAAGCCAGCCGTTGATTTAAGTATGAACTTTGGCGAGCCTGCCGCTCAACCACAACCGGTTGAACCATCCTTTGGAGAAGATGGGTACGATGATATCGTTGAAGAGCTAGCTGAGAGAATGGTGCAGAAGCAACAGGCTAAAGCCGCTCAGGGTGAGCTAGGTGAGGGTGAGGAAGAGTTCCTTACGAAGAGTCAGCTTAAGGAGATTAAGGAAGAGCTCAGGGCTGAACTAGTTGAAGAGGCAAGGAAAAAGCAAGAGGCTGAACACTACGTTCAGACTGTCGTTGCAAAGAACCAAGAAGTTAAGACAGGATACGTCAAACAGATGACAGATAAGTTGGAGTCTTTGGGTATAAACTTAACAGAGAATACTATGCTGCAGAAGTCTGCTGATTATATATGGAGAACTATGGAGGCTGGCGCTCAACAGAAGCTAGGCAGAATGCTTACACCACAGGAGACCTCGTCTTTAAAGGAGCACCACTGGAATGAGTTCTCTCAAACCTATATAGCCCCAATGATACAGTCTGGTCAAGTTCAAACACAGGCACAACCATCAGGGTTAGGCTTGGCGGAGAACGCTGTTAATGAGCAACCTCAGAACATAGCACAACCAGATAATCCAATGGCAGAGTATCAGAAGAAAAAAGCAGCTGGTCACAAGCCTACAGCGGCTGAGGCACTACAACTTTTAAGTAGTCTCTCTAGCAAAAACTAAGTAGTTATGATACTTTAGTTATAGGAGAACAAAATTATGGCATTAGCACAAAACAACGCAGCAACTTTTGATTCACTAGCAGCCAAGGTAGAGGTCATGCAAGACCTTATCAAGACAGCTAACGTGAACGTGCCGCTTTTCACAGACTACATGAAAGCGGTTCCAGAGACATCAACTAGAATAGAATGGTTTGATCAGTTTTTGAAGGTTGAGAAGGTAGAGATTGCAGCGACTCACACGTCGGGCGATGGCTCTTTTCAACTAGCAACATCTGGTTTAACTAACCCTTATTCTGTTGTCCCTGGTGTAACTCAGATCATGTTCGGAGATGGCACTTGCCGTTTCAATGTAACGGACTGGGATTCAGGAACCTCTACGGCTACAGTAACTGTAGACCAAGGTACTGATTCAACCCTAACCTATACAGCAACGGGCACACCGAAGATAAGATTAATTAGAAACACACCTATAGGTGGTGATGTTGGAGCTCAATCAGACGTATCTTATGCGACTTCTGACTACAACTACATTTCTAACTTCTCTTACACAGTAAGATTAGGCAACCCACAGAAGAACGGTCAGATCACTCATTACCTAGATGAGATCAGTTTTGAGAACCAGATGGCTAACAATACGCCTGAGGCTCTTAAGATCCTTGAGTTTAGAGGATGGAAAGACTTCCGTGTAGCAGGAGATGGAGCAGCAGCTCGTAATGGTAATACAATACAAGCTGGTAATAACTCTTCCGCTGGTGGAGTACTTACTCTTGCTAACGCTAGAGGTTTGTACACAGCATCTTCTGGTTCAGCAACTGTAAGCGAGGACACTCTTGAGACAGACGTTATCGAACTTCGTAGTCGTGGCGCGTTCAATCAGGTAACTGACACTGAACGTAACATGAGCTCAGCTTCTTGTGACGTATACTGTACAGAGGCAACTCTTGGAGACTTGAACAAGAACGTTAGAATGCTTAGAGATCCTTCTCAAGCTTTCAACGGAACGACTCTTGGTTCGTTCTCTAGTCAAGCTTACGTTAACGGTATCCTTCTTAACTTCAAGGTAACTGATGGTTTGGAAGATAACGAGATCGTTTACGTTCCACGTCAAGACCTTATTGAGCTTAGAGTTCTTCGTATGTTAGAAGAGCAACCAGCGATTTACGGTGGAGACAACGAAGCTAGAATGTTCAGTGTAACTTACAGTGTTTGTGTTAAGAACCCTTGGTTACTTGGACACAGATCTAACCTCGTAAGATACTAAGAATAGATTACTACGGCCCGGGGAGGTGAAAGCCTCCCCCTTTTTTTAGAACAGAACAGACATAAGGAGAATAGAATAGAATGCCATTTGTAACTAAGAACAGTTCACTGAGACTTAATTCAGATATAAAACACGCGAAAAGAGATTTTCAAACAGGAGAGATCACAGAGCCAGGGAACGGACTGAAAGAAGTCGTCCTCACCTCCTGTGATCATTTGTCTTTTAAGGCAGAGAGTACAGACTTTAGGGAGATAGTCTGGAGGGGACAGCCAGATCCAGTAAAGCTTTGTTGGAACAATGGCATGCCAGTCTTTAGGGTATTGACTCATAAGTTTAATTCAGACTCAGACTGGGAGAGGTTCATGGCTGAGTATAAGATAGAGCGCAGTGGTCTTAAGCCGCGCAGTATACACTACGAGCCAGATATACAGGACATCAGAAGAGAGAGAGCGGACAATGATTTCGCTTTCCCATTGTGGGTTATCGAACAACTTGTTGAATATGGAGAGTTTGAAGCTGCGCTTGAAGAAGCAAAAGTTGATATTCCTAAGCAGAAGAAGTTAACAAAGATCCAATATGAAGGTATAATGGAAGAGATAGAGAAACGTCGCGAAGAAGAAGAAGGCGTGAAACCTACAAAGGCGGAACCGATTGGCAACATATCTCGACATTTTAAACTCGGCCAGAGCTGAGTATGGAGCCACTCCACTAGGGGCTACAGCCGTAGGTGAGAACAGTGGCGATGCTTTACAGGGAGTTCAAGCTGCAAAGAAAGCGATTCAGCATTTCATTCAGGACAGCTTTGATATAGACGCAACAGAGAAGATAGAAGAAGTTTCTACGACTGTTGCAAATGGTGAGCTAACCTCACCGTCAGACACTTGGGACTCTAATGTTATTAAGTGGATTAAGTATAAGAAGAGCGGAGAGACCTCTCTGTTGAAGATGGCTTTGATAAGTCCAGAGCAAGCAGAAGACTATAAGCTCAAGACGTTTCAAAGTAACGATCCACAGTATTGGTATGTCTTGGGGGGGAAGGTGTATATCCTACCGGTGCCCACCCAAGTCTATACCTTAGTTGTTTCCTATCAACAGATAGTTCCTTATATCACAGCAAGCAATATCACTGACACTATCGTACTTCCCGACTCTGCTCTGTTAGCTTTGCAGAGCGGGATGTACGCCTACCTGCGTAAAGCAGATGGCGACCCTGAGTGGCAGAGCTACTTCAAAGAGTTTGATTCACAAAAACAAAAGTTCTTCGAGAGGAACAAACATACCTATAAGCGCAAAGGCTGGAATAGGTTCCGAATGAACTACAACTACGCGGACAGAACGTTATGAGATACAATCCTTACAATCCCTACGGCTTTCCTTACCAGGACTTTCGCTTCGGCGGCGGGTTCGGTGGACTGTTTGACCAACCAGTAACAGGGGGCGCCTTTAGTCCTAACATCACTTCCTTCGGACCTATGCATGGCGCCCCGGTTGGCACAGCGGGGTTACCATTTGGTTACCCAGAACAAGGCGCTGCGTCTGGTTACGCAGGTGCTCCGATTCCAATCTCTCGACCAACGGCTCAAGCCCCAGTAGGCGGCGGTGCATTTGGCGGCGCTCAACCTTATGAAGGGACAGATACAGGTGGGCTCTTCCCTCCTAAAGCTGCGAGTGTTTCTAACCCAGAGTATGATCAGTATGACTTCGGCGGCAAGTTCTTTAACACTGGCAAGTTTGGCAAGAAAGGTAAGAGAAGAATTAAGGAGTTAGGTTACGGTGGCGCGAAGGAGTTCCTAGCAGACAACCCTATGTTTGCAGCTCGTGGACCTCAGTCAACCACTGGCTACACTAGGTAATGACAGATCTAGCTACAACCCAGTCCTTTGCTTATGACTTCTTCAGAGGGCGTAATACTCGAGATGACGAGAATAGTTTGATCTATGGTCAGACACCTTCGGCTCAGAACTTTGAGATAACTAAACAGTTCGGGCTAGCCAAGAAGCTAGGCTGGACTGACAAATTCCCAGAGTATGGGATAGACACTCGACTAGAGAATCATTTTAATTACTCTGATCAAGATGGAACGAACTACTATATAACAGCTAGTTACCCCGAGATGAAGCTTGTGAATTCTGAGAATGGGTTCCATACGGTGATAGACACAACTCTAACTTCCGATGGGGACCCTTTCTTTTTCGAACTTACACATGGTGAGGGGATCTTTGTTGATGGGGTGAATAACCCTAAGCTAATTACCAACGGCGTTGCCGCTGATATACCGTGGCCTCCAACCTTTAACGTGGAGAATAACACCTTGCTTGACGAGTCTAATAACGCGACACAGGCGAACCCTACAACTTTAGGTACGGACATTGGGTACCCTAAGTTTGGTGCGTTCTATCAGAACAGGGCTGTGTTGTCAGGAGATTCCTTGCGTCCTTATCGCCTGTACTTTAGTAAGTTCTTTGACTATGATGACTTTGGTTCAAATAACTCTGGTAATATCAACATTGCTTTCTGGTTAGATTTAGATGCTAGGTCGCCGATAACATCTATACATACAGTTAATAATGAGTATTTAATAGTCCTTTGTGAGCGAGAGATACATGTTGTTACAGGTATTTTCCCTCCAGGCAATGGGTACCCTACTCCTAAGATTCAGATGAAGTGTTTAAACCGGGAGGTTGGATGTCCGCACCATAGACTTGTCGCCCCTAAAGGGGACAATGACATCTTCTTTGTGTCTAACTTTGGTACGGTTTATCACTTCCTAAGTACAGAGAACTTCCAAGACGTCAAGCCGAGAGGGATATCTAGTAAGATCTTCCCTGACTTTGAGTCCGTCACGCTTGAGCAGTTCAAAAGGGGTAGGTTGGTCAACCATTTTATTAAGGGCGAGCTGCACCTGTGGCTCCCGTCAGCGCCTTCTAAATCTTTCCCTGACAAGAAACATGTCTATGACTATGCGGACTCCAATGAGGACGAGGAGTGGGGGTTAGACGTAGGCTTTGGTGATGACTTCCATTTCGTTGACAGCTTTGTTGATAGAGCAACCAATGAGATGTTGATAGTGAGTAGGAATAAGATCTATCAAACTAACTCGGGCTTTGATTATGATGGGGAGCCTATCGACATGTGGTATCAACTTTCTCCGCTAGACTTTGGGAACCTAGATAACAACAAGGATATTAAGAAGATTATAATTTACTACAGTAACCCTAGCGATACAGAAGGGTTGCTTGAGTTCTACCACATGTGGGAGGACGATAGATCTGGGTATGACAGGTTAACGATATCCACTACAGGCCAGTCCCTGTTTGGGTCTGCGGTGTACGGCACGTCTAAGTACTCGTCCTTTGCCGGGCAACCTTTGAAGAGGATAGAGTTCACGCCCACGAATAATATCGGGAAGATCTTGAAATGTAGAGTACGAAGCAATGATGCAGCATCTCCATTTATACACAAAATTGTGTTCCGATATTTGCCAATGGGTAAACAATAAACTATAATTGAGGTATGTCATCACCGTCATACGAAGCTTGGGCGCAACAGAATTTACCGCAGCCATCTACCGGAGGGGCAGTGGGAGGTGGACTACCTTTGGATCAACTAATGGCAGTGGCCGGACCAGCCATGACTTCAATGATGCAACCAGGAGTAGCTCCAACTGCAACGGGGATGTTTACTCCAGAGATGATGCAAGCAGCTCTTGATGACCTGGATCGTTTCGGGGGTGGTTTAGAGTCTTTATATGGTACGGCGAGTTACGGTCCTGGTGGGGCTCAAGTAACGCAAGCTCAGAAGATCCCTGGGCGGGACCTGAAGAAAGAAGCATTTAAGAAATACTTGATCAACAAGGGTGTAGATCCAAGTACAGCTGAACGCAAGGCTAACAACCTTAGGTTCAGAGATAGTAAAGGTTTTCGTAAAGCTATTAAGCGTGGAGAGTTTGAAGGTCTATCAGTAGATGATGGTCGCATTCGTGCGGAACAGCAGTTCACTCCTGGCGGGGTGCAAATGGGTGGTGAGTCGGAAAGATTATTGGACGCTTTAAGATCCCTTGGGATGACAGGGATTGGTGGCATGCAAGGTATGCTCAGTCAAGGTTTTAACCAACAAGGGTTGCTTCCAAGTCAACAGAAAAGTCTTGACGAAATGAAGGCTCGTTATATGGACGAGTTCTCTGATGTTTATAGAGACTCAACTCGATCAGCACTTGGTGAGCTGGTGGGGTCTGGTACATCAAAGAGTTCCTTTGCTCCAGGGTTTATCGCAGACACTGCTGGTAAGGCTCAGTCTAGGTTCTTAACTCAGGCAATGGGTGAACTTGCAGGCAGAGAGGAACAGATGCTCACTGGGCGAGCTGGTCGCCAGGCGCAGGCTTTACGTAATTACCAGTCCGGCATCATGAGCCCAGGAGCGGCAGGGTTATTTACTGACCCTCAGTCGGCTCAAATGGCAGCAACATTACAGCAACAGAACATAGCGAACAGGTTTCAACAACAAGGGCTTAGAACAGCTTTACTTTCTTCCCCTGTAGATGTGATGCCAGGTGCTGGACCTGGTGGAGATGAGGGTGGTTTGAACTTAGGGGGAGCAGCAACTGGTGCTCTCGCAGGCTTTGCAACTGGTGGACCGGTTGGTGCGATTATAGGTGGAGTAGGAGGGTTGTTAGGATAATGTCAAAGAAAATAGATGTATTAGCAAATGTCGCCGGAGCTCAAGGAGCTTTGGACAGACAGTATACACAAGAGAGAAGTTACAACCGAATGAAGGGAATGCTTGGGGGGTTAAGCTCTATAGCTACAGCAAGGAGAAATGCGGGGCGCGCGTCTTATGCTAAGCAGAATCTAGGGCTACAGATCAATGACGTGTTGGCGGCATCGGATGCAGAAGGGTTGAGCGCTCTAGAGAAGCTGGGATTGCAACAGCAAGCAAACAAACTCCAGATGATGAGGGACAATATAGATTACACTAATGTAGACAAGTTACCTGATATGTATGGCAAGTTCTTTGAGAAGCAGCCAGACGTGCTGAAGCTCGCAAATGAGTTGAGGAAGTCAGAGATCGCTGGTAAGTACAGAGTTAAAGCTTCTGAGGCTTACGGTAAGGCTAGAGCACAAGACAACTTTGGTTTGCTCAGTGCGATGAAACAGTTTGATCAAGGGCAGTCCCAGCAGAACATGTTCCAGAATGTCTTCGATAGTATCGGAGGTTTATTTGGTGGGGAAGGCTCTGATCTAGGGTTGCAATATGAAGCTCTGTTAGAGAAACACGGAGATCTTTAATGGCAACCGAACCCTACAAACTTGGGATCTCAGAGTATGCAGACTTAGCTAAAGAGGGAGCCGGAGTAGGTTTCACGGCTGGGATTGCAGATCTTGTACAGGACGTGAGTGGCGGTGCCGCAAGAGGAGCACTGAGTCTTGAAGCTAATATCGAGGCGGCCCTGAAGAGTTTAGGTGAAGATGACGAAGCCTTTGAAGCAGAGAAGGAGAGAGCCCTGCTTCGCAATCTTTTGGCTTTGAAAGCTATGGAGCTTACAAGCCCTGTGCCTGAAGGGTTTTATACGGAGCCTGGGACTAGAGCCGACACGGCTGTGGAGAACTTATTTAAAGAGAAGCCACACCTACAGCAAATGATGGCAGAAGGTGGCACCCCTGCTGAACTAGCTTTTGGAATCCCCTTTGGTTTAGGGAAGTATTCAGCCGTAGCTCCACTCAGTGCAGCCGCGGGGACAGGACTCTTCACGATGATGGGGGTCGGAGCTCTTGAGGGTGGAGCCTTAGGTCTCTTAGAGGGAGCCTCTAGGCAGCTGGACTTAGACCCGACAACCAGGGCAGACGTTGGAGAGATTGGTAAACAGACTGCGATGGGCACGGGGGCTGGTCTAGTTGGTGGAGTCCTTGGCAAGGGGTTGCACATGGGTGCAAGCGTTGGCAAGAGAGTTATAGGGAAAACCCTAGAAGGCGTAGCTCAAAGAGTACAAGCCTCGGGGCAAAGGCGTGTTCAACAAATGCAGAACATGAGCCGTAGAAGGTTCAAGAGTTTAAATGAAGCTAAGGCTGCTGAAGCTGACATGGTACAGGTGGAAGGTAAGCCTGTTTCTGAGAGAGATATACAGGTGTTGAAAGCTAGGAAGCAACAGCTTGATCAGCGTCAACAACTTGCTAGTGAGGCGGCTGAAGCTATTGAGACTCGCAAGCAGGATATCGCTAGTTTAAAAAACAAGCCTGCTGACATAGAAGACGCGGCAATGGCAAGAGAAACTATGGCTAGACTGGACGAGGTTAACGCTCAAATCAAAGGTGTTAGAGGGCAAAAGGCAGAGGTTCAAACTAGATTAGATGAAGCACAGACTCGTATCAAGGAGCTGAAAGAGACTGTCGCGACTCGCAGGGAAGAGGTTAAGGAGCTGAAGGTAGCTAAGACTAAGGCTCAGAAAGAAGTCAAGAGGCTGAAGGGTATTAAGTCTAAGCGTAATGCCAAGCAGAGACCTGAGCAGATTAAAGCTTTGGAGAAAGAGCTTCAATCTCTAGACGGCAAGATTAGATCTAAAGAGGAGAGCTTAGTTAAACGTCAAGCTGAGTCTGTGGAGTGGGAGAAGGACGCTTCAATGGCACAAGAGTCGTTAAGCCAACTAGACAATACCACTCGCCAGTTAGAGATGAGGCACAAGAATACTCTTGATGCTTTAGATGAGTCCCTTGGCATTAAGCAGAAAGAGCAGGCGATGGAGCAGATGACCGAAGAGGTTGATACTCTGCAGAAGTATATTGACAACTCCAAAGAGAACTTGCCAATGACTGAGACTGAGAGGGAGATTATTGAGAATGTCCGTGGTCTCAGGGATGCGGACCCTGAGCAGTACAAGGCTGTCGTTAAGACGGTTGAAGAAGATGTTGAGCTGCGGAAGCTTCAAGCTCAGAAGAAGGAGAAGCCAGGTAAATTTCAAAAGGAAGCAATGGTTCAAAAAGAATTCGAGGGAGCTTCGGCTCAATCGTTTCTCGGGAAGATGGTAGAAAAAGGAATGACTGTCTACCGGGCTGGGTCTGATGCCGTGACCTTCTTGAAGAAGATTGGGGCGGAAGACATTGCCAATGACTATAACGCGGCAATGAACACCCCAGCCATCACGAGTCGCCTGTACAAGCAAAAAGTTGAAGATCTAACGGGGCTGAGCTTTAAGCAGTTCAGGCAAGTCTACAAGAAGCTAGACAAAAAAGCCTTGCAAAACGGGGAGTGGGACGGCTTTACTGACCTGGAAAGGAGAGTTGCTCTAGCAAATGAGGAGGTGCTTGGAGAGATTCATACTTCGTTAAGGGCAGCGGGAGTAGATGTACCTGATCGCATTCAAAACTATGCTCCACGTAAAAGAGTTCGCCCAGACAAGTATCTTAAAGAGCTGGAGAAGGAGGGGATCATCACTCGTGAAGAGCGAGAGTCTTACCTGCAACAGGTGCTAGATCAACTAGAGACTTCCGTCGAAACTGAAGACAGTATCATGCAAAGAGTTGTTGGTGAAAGGCAAATTAAAAAAATTCCAGAGAAGATGTTAGATCTTTACGAGGACAACTTGGTTGCTCTAGATAGTCATCTGAAGAGTACGGGTACTCAGTTATCCTTGGCTAGAATGTTTAAAGGGCAGGACCTGAAGAAGAGCAAGTCTGTCGCGGACTTGATAACAGAGAAGATCTTGATGGGTAGGAAGTCTGGTAAGCTGACAGAGCTCCAGGGCATACAGGCTATGAAAGCTCTGACAGAAGCTTACACCCCTGGCGAGTACAACTCTTTCTGGAAGGTGTGGAACACAATGGTTAACGCAGGTTTACTTTCCAGTGGGCAAACTACAGCTATTCAGTTGACGTCCGTTCCTCGTAACATGAGTCGCTTTGGTCTGTCAGAAACTTTTGCGGCAATGTTAGACTACGTTAGACCAGGGAGTGGCAGGTTGAAAACTTCGGACCTTAACTTTAAAGTTTTAAATGACCTTGAAACAAACGAGGGTGCGTTGCAGGTTATTAGTGACAGAATGGTTTTACTTCCTTTCCATAAGGCTAACCAAATGGAAGCAAGCTTAACCCTAAACACTGCACACAAGTGGTTGAGAAGAAACGCTGAACTTAAGCTGAAGAAGGGGACCGGGACTACAAACTTCGAGAGGTTTCTCGAGAACTGGGTAGCCCCTGAAGACCGGGTGGAGATACTTACTGACTTTGCGAGCAATAAAAAATTCACCGCAAAGACTTTGAACACGGTGCTTTCTGCTGCTAGAAATGTTGGAGGGCAGGTTCTGTCCAAAGGGGATAAGGCAAGTCTTGCGAGTACGAAGGTCGGGAAGAACTTCTTCTACCCTGTTAAATCTTTCCAGATCAAGAACGCAAACATACTATTGGATCGAACAGTTGGTGAAGTTGGCCGCGACTTCGGGAACGCTGCGCAGAACTTTACGAGAGCCCTTGCTCTAGAGATTGCGCCGACCGTGGCTCTTAGGGTTTACTTTGCTTCTTTGGCAGGGTACGGGATTGCGGGCGCGGCAAGTTACGTTCAAGAGTTTGGCGATCAAATGCTTGAGAACTTTATTCCGTTGGCCAATAAATATTCTTTTGATAATTTCATGGAGGGACGGGACCCTACGGGAGCCTTTCTGGACTTCTTGAGACCAGGCGCATCGAATGTAGTGAAGGGCACTGGCGAGGCTGTTAAGTTGGCTGCCGCTGGTGAGCCACTTGCTATCCTTGACCCTAATACGAATAAGCAGTTTGGGAAGCTTCCACCTCGCTGGATAACAGAGCCTATTGCGGCATCTTCAAGACAAGGCGCTTTCACAAAGGCGGAAAGGATGAAGCGGTCTGACATAAACGAAGAACTGGCTAAGTATAAGAGGGGAGAGAAGTATGCCAAACTAGGCATTGACCCAAGGGAAGCGGTGAAAGACAGCCCAACAGCGCAAGCAGAGTTCTCAAGGCGACAAGCAATGAAGAGTAGCTATGGGAAGTATAGGACAGCAGACCCAAGGAAAGCTGCTATATATGACAATAGACAGAAGGCTTACGAGTTGATTGAAAAGAAATTAAAGTTCAGACTCCTTGAGGATATAGACCGAGGGCGTTTGACTAAGCAGCAGGCACGTAGGATAATGGAGGGAGCAAGGCGGGATGAGATCCCTAAGCTCTTACAGAAGCAGTTTAAAGAAGGGAAATTTAGGTAATGGCAACAAACAAGACTGACGTAACAAGTGGTAAGCCACAAACTACAGACCTCATCACCGTTAACGATGGTGAGACGGTAGAGGCTGCAACTGAGAACACGAACAATACAACTGTATTGACCCCTTTGATCACGGCGATGAACTGGATCATAGACCAGGGCTTGCAAGCAGGCGTTGAGTCTATCGCTACAGCTTTGCAGAGATTCCAAGGTGGCATCCAGGTTGATGACATTGATTCAGAGACAACCGGTGGAGATATAACTATCACTACAACTAGCACGGGTAAGTTGAAGTATGGGTCTGGAACCTCCACAGCGTCTGAAGTTATTACAACAGGTAACTACAGCACCTTAGTTACAGATCCAACTGGAGTGGTTGACATGACGGGGGCGACGAACAGTACTGCAGGGACAGGGGGGCTTGCGATTGAACCGACAGCAGGTACACAAAACCTAGCTCTCCATGGAGATGCCACGTATAAGACTGGATGGGAGAGCAAGACAACAAACTTTACTATTGAGAATGGCGGGAAGTATATAGTTGGATCAAGCGTTACCGAGATCACGTTAATAGATGATCCGGATGATCTATCTTCTTTTGAACTGACAGCTGGTGACGCGACTGACCTAAGCGCAGTAACGTTGAAGCAAGCTGCGAGTGGCGAGAGAATTAACGGGGTGGCAAGTGATTTACTTCTAAGTGCTGGGAGCGCTCATTATAAAGGGACATTAGTTAGTAGCTTGACATCCGGGACAGGGTGGAGGGTTGCGGTTGCCTCATCTTCTATAGCAGTTGTTAACCTCCCTCGAGCAGGACGTTTAACACTTGAGTCGGGAGAAGCTGTTAGCACGACAGACCAGACAGCAAAGACAACTGTCTATTTCACACCATATAAGGGTGATCGTATAGCTTTGTATGACGGCTCTGACTGGGTAGATATAGGCTTCTCTGAGGTTTCCGTCGCAGTACCATCTACGACTGACACTAACTTTGACATCTTTGGCTATAACAATAACGGGACGTTAGCTCTAGAGGCTCTTGACTGGACGGATGATACAAATAGGGCGACAGCTATAACTTTACAGAATGGCATTTATGTCAAGTCGGGCGACGCAACTCGACGACTACTTGGGACGGGGCGAACAACGAGTTCAAGTGGAGAGACGCAGCAGACAGACAATAGTTGGCTGTTGTCAGACTTAGAGAGACCTCTTCCGAGGAGACTTTTTGCGGACGGTGACGCTGGTAATTGGAGCTATAGTAGTACGACGATACGTGCCGCAAATGCAACGACAACAGTTGGAGAAACTCGTGTCGAATTCATTCTTCCAGTGGCGAGAGCGGTTAAAGCCGACCTCTTTGCTGTAATAAGAGCTGACAACGCTGCTTCGGATGGGTTTGCTGGGATTGCTTTGGATGCGACGAATGCGAATCATGCCCAGCTATTCAGGGGAGTAAGCAATACTACGGCAGTAAGTGTACACAGTACTGCGCTTGCCAGCTATGGTGGATACCCTAGCGCTGGGTACCACTACTTACAGTGGGTAGAAAAATCTAACGGTTCCAATAATATGCAGTTTTGGGCAGCTCAAACAGGGGGCTGGAGCCAGAGTGGGTTAGTAGCGGAGATTGAAGTATGACATATAACGTATCAGTATTGGGTAAAGAACTAAGGGACGCAGGGCTACCGGTGGTAGGTGTCAATAGTCGAGGAGAGGTCTCTTGGGAAGGTGAACCTTCAAAGAGTCAACTTTCAACAGCGAAGACTGTTGTTGAAGCTCACGACCCACTAAAGCAACTGAGCCTTGAGGTTAACATTCTTGAGCTTTTAGCAAAAGAGTTTCCTGAAGAGGAGGCTGAACTAAACAGTTGGGCAAATGAGAGCATCTTCGTTGCAAATATTTTGACAGACAAATCTTTCAAGGCGACGAAAGCAACGGTGGCAATGATTAAGGCGAGGGTGGAGAAGAGTAAAGAGGATGGGGCTTCAGCTTTAACGGCAACTTTAGCTGATAAATTACTAGCAAAAATTGCAGAGCTGGATGCTCAGTTAGTGTAAATAAATTGAGGTAAAATAGAATTATGAGTAGAAAAACAAATCACAGTAGACTAGGACTAGGTTCTCGAAGAGGTATCACAGTAACTGTGACCACCACTCCAAGTACACTAGACACCCTGTTAGACGCAGCGGTTACAGGTAGAACCCTTGGCGGGGCGACAAGGCAAGTGAACCTTCAGAACACAGGTGCGGCGACGATCTATATCTTAGAGAACGATTCGCAGACTGTAGCAGAAGGGGTTCAACTAAAGGCAAGTGGAGAGCGTTTCTATGAAACGAGTCCAACGGCCTGGGGCGAGAACGCTGCACTAGACACAGACTCTATCTCCGGTAGTTACTTTGCCGTCGCAGCTGGGACAGTAACAATGGTGGTAGAGGAGCTTGCTTAATGTCCTTAGTTGGCGCTAGCTCAACAAGTCTAAACGTAACAGAACCTGATGGAACTCCTAATGTATACGGCGTCTCGACGATAAAGTTTCCCAACGGAACGGTTACGGATAACGGTGACGGATCGGTTACCGTATCTAGTGGCGGGTCTACCGCACCAGGTGGTAGTAATAGACACGTCCAGTTCAATGACAATGGTTCCTTCGGCGGGAACTCTGGCTTCAGCTATGACTCAACAGGAGTTGTCAGTCTTGATGCAGGCGGTGCCACAGATACAATACTTAAGCTCCTTGGTTCAACGAACTATTCGATAAAATCGAACACTTCAGATGAGCTAGTCTTTCATGACGCAACCGCTGTTGACGACAGGTTGAAGATCGGCAGTACTGGTGACTTGCACATATTAAACGATGATGCTCAGCTATACTTCGGTGAAGGTAGCGACGCTGCTATATGGTATGACGGAACAGATTTAAACATAGACGCCGCGGTCATAGGCTCAGGGGTGTTGGCTTCAAGCACAGATATAACGGTTCCCGATGAGGCTTACGGAGTGGGTTGGGATAGTTCCCTAGAGGTTCCTACTAAGAATGCGGTATATGACAAGATTGAAGCTCTTTCTGTAGGCGGTGAGTCTAACACTGCTAGCAACGTAGGTACAGCAGGTACTGGTATCTTCAAGCAGAAGACAGGTGTTGACCTAGAGCTTTATAAATTGAACTCCACTAGCAGCCTTCTTGCTATCGCGCTAGACGGTACAGATAAGATTGATTTCACTGTCGATAATGACTTATCAAATTACAGCAATGCAACCTCAGCTTTCATAACAGCTAGTAGTGCAGATACTCTAACCAACAAATCAGGAGATATCTCTCAGTGGACGAATGACTCTGGTTATATCACGGCGACCTTAACCCAAGAGCAGGTTGAGGATTATGCGGGTGCTTTGATGTCAGCTGGAACTGGCACTCATACAGGCATTACCGTTACATATCAAGACGCAACGGGTGATATGGATTTTGTCGTCGATCACAATGCGGCTACTAACTATGTAGCAAACGAGCATATTGATTGGACGACAGACCAGGGTGCTACAAACATAGATGCTGCGAACATCACGGGTCTTACGATTGGCACAGAGGTAACAGGTGCTTCCACAGCTTTAAGTGATACGGCGGACATTACCTATAACGCAGACACTGATGTTTCTGGGAATGGCTGGGTATTAGATGAAGATGATCTTAGTTCTGATAGTGCTACTAAAGTACCAACACAACAGTCCGTTAAAGCATATGTAGATGCTGTTGCATCTGGATTGGATGTAAAAGATTCAGTAAGAGTCGCAACTACAGCGGCTGGTACTTTAGCTACTGACTTTGAAAATGGAGATACGATTGATGGAGTTGTATTAGCAACTAACGATCGAATTTTAATTAAGGACCAAAGTAGCGGTCCTGAGAATGGAATCTATACAGTTAACGCAAGTGGTGCACCAACAAGGGCAACTGATTTTGATACAGATGCAGAGGTTACTGCAGGCGCATTTACATTTGTAGCAGAAGGTACAACTAACGCAGATTCAGGCTGGGTGTTAACGACTAACGATCCAATCGTAGTTGATACTACTGCTTTAGTATTCGCTCAATTCTCTGGTGCTGGCCAGATCACAGCAGGTGAGGGTTTAATTAAAACCGGGAATACACTTGGCTTAAGGTTCAGTGAGTTAACAGAGGATTCTGCTCCGGCTACTGGTGACTGGTTTTGCTTCTATGATTCAACAGCCGGTGAGCATAAGAAGATTGATCAGAATGATTTATTGACTGCAATTGGTGGTCGTGCGATTGATGCTGTTGAATTGGTTAATGATGAATCTGTTAGCAGTGTTGATACGATTAAGTTTAAAGCACAAGCAGATCTTACTACCCCTGCGGCTCTTAATTTAGTAGATGAGGGTTCTGGTAATGTTCGCTTAGATGGAGTTGGTGATGTAGCTTATAGTGGCGGCGTCTCAGTAGCAGATCATTCAATCGTTCGTTTCGATAACACCACTGGTTACTTGATTCAGAGTGGGACTAATGCTCCCACTTATGATGATAGTGGTGCAGTGACTATTGGTAGTGGTGGTCTGTCAGTTACTGGTTTGACTAATGCAATTGGTGGAATCTCGACAGCTTTAGATACAGATTTAGGTAGTACTACGATTGGTACAAAGTCAGGTGGTGGTTGGGTTACAGGTAAAGATACCAATGATGATTTATGGATTGAAGGTAATGGGACTGGTCAAGTGCGTCAGTCGGATACTTTATTCTCCGATGTGATCGCCTTTGAGGGAGCATTAAATTCAGGTTTACGTTTAGCTAATATAGCTTCAGGTTTAGAGAGTGGTATTACTAACATGGCAGAGGGGTCCCTCTATTACCAGACGGATACAGATGTACTTCGTGCTTATAACGGTAGTGCTTGGTTTACGATTGGAACTCCTGCTGAATTAAATGATGTAGGTGATGTAACTATTACTAGTGCTACTAGTGGTGATATGATCCGCTGGAGTGGTAGTGCTTGGGTTAATGTGCAGCCAGTTTTATCTCATATCACTGATGTAACAGCTACTAATAGTGAGGTTGATTACCTTGCAGGTTCAAGTGTGACTAACGGTCATGTAGTTTACGCAGATGGAACTAACTTTACAGGTGAAGATGCATTTACATTCACGACAGCAGGTAATACTTTACAGGTTGGAACAACTGGTGAGGCTGGTGACATTTGGGCACATGGAGCTTTACAGGTTGGGTTAATAACCAAGGTTCAATTGATTGAAAGCTCAGGTGAGATGCAGGTTAGGAACAATGCAGACACTGATTATGCAGATTTAAGATGCGAGAGTTTTTATTCAGAAGGTGGAACCTTTGAAGTTAAGGCAACAACAGTTAACTTTGATACAGATACAATTGTCTTAAATGATGATGAGGCGGGGGTTCCTTCAGCTGATGTGGGGATTGAAGTTGAACGTGGTACTAGTACTAATTCAGCCTTATATTGGGATGAGAGCGCAGACGTTTGGACGGCAGGAGTTATTGGTTCTGAGCACCCATTGATTTATGATGCAGATTTACTAACTGAATTTACAGGTGTAGCATCTGGTGATAAGTGGGTTTATTGGGATACATCAGCAGCTGAATTTAGAAAGATTGACAATGATGATGTACTGAGTGTAATAGGCGGTGGCGGTCGTAGTGGTGCTGATGCTGGTGAGCTTGTTTATACAGTTAGTGGTGGTGGTACAGAATCTGAAGCAGCTTTAACATGGGATCCTACAAACGATAGACTGTTTGTGGGTATTCCTACTGATATTGGTGGCGCTTTAAATGTATTCCCAGCTGTCGTTGGTGACGATATAATCTTTGGTCGTTCAATCGCTTCTTACACTGGTAACTATTTACGGTTTGAAGATAACGGAGGAACCGCAGTCTTCAACCTTGATAAGGACTTGAAGCTCTCTGTCAATCAAGCTTCTAACACTCTTGGTCAAGTTGAGATTACAGCTGACTCAGATACGATGGATGCAGCGGGTCACGATCATGCTGTTCCTTTATGGGCGCACGCAGATTATGCTCAAGGGCAGATAGTTTTAGATGGTCAAGCTGCTGGTTCTGACCTTGCTTATACTGTTCAAGAAACTAATGACGTTGACAATTCCAGTGTGATTTGGTTAGGGTCATTTAAAAATGGAACCTATGGTCCAACTGGTACTAGTGGAATTATTTCGGCTAAAAATGGTACTGGGACAACTAGGGATTTAATCTTACTGTCTAATGATAGCGCCTTCGCAACACCACAAGTGACGATTGAAGCAAACACGGAATTTGTAGGGATTAATAATGCTTCTCCTGCTGCTGGTTTAGATATTGTAACTTCTTCAGGCTCAGTTCCTTTTTACGCAAAGCAAAACGCAGCAACTTCAACAGATCCAACACTTGCAACTTTCTATACAAGTACCGGCTGGGTGGGCCAGTTCTTCGCAACTGATGGTACTGGAGAAGATTCCTTTGGAATTGGTACAAATACCAGTCATGGTTTAGGGTTATATGTAAACAATGCAACAACTAATCCAGATATTTATATCAAGTCGGATGGGAATGTGGGTATTCAGAACAGTTCACCAGTAGCGGCTCTTGATGTTACTGGGACAGGAGCTTTTTCTGGCGATGTAACAGTGCCGGATGAAGCGTATGGAGCGGGTTGGAGTGGTTCGTTAGAGGTTCCTACCAAGAAAGATATTTACGACAAGATCGAAGCCATTAGTGTTGGCGGTATCTCTAATATAATTGAAGATACTACACCGCAACTGGGAGGGGACTTAGATACAAACGGATTTAATATCTCATTTGATCACCATAACGGGATAACTGATGATTCAGGTAATGAGCTGTTGATGTTTCACAAAAACACTTCTGCGGTAAACTATCTCGAAATAGGAAATAGTGTAACAGGGAGTAGCCCTATACTTTACTCTTACGGAAGCGATACAAATGTCGGGCTTGCTTTTCAGTCAAAAGGTGCAGGGGCTTATGAGTTCCTAGGTTGGTCTGGTTCACAGGCTACAGTTAAATTGTTTGAAGACACAGCAAATGGAACGAATAGCATAGGATTAACAACAGCAGCTTCTCTCGCTTCTGACTATACGCTAACCCTTCCATCAGCAACAGACACTCTTGTAGGTAGAGATACGACTGATACATTTACAAATAAGTCGGGTAATATTTCTCAATGGACAAACGATAGTGGGTATATAACTGCTACGCTCAGCCAAGAACAAGTAGAGGACTATGCAGGGGAGTTGATTTCAAACGCGACTGGTACGCACACGGGGATTACGATCACTTACCAAGACGCAACTGGTGATATGGACTTTGTAGTGGACCACGATGCGGCTGCTAATTTTGATGCTAATGAGCATTTTACTCAAGCTAATATCACAACTGTAGGAACTGTTACGACTGGTAATGTAGATGCAGTTGTTAGTGCTGCTAGTACCACTACTGCTGGTAAAGTTGAGCTTGCAACAGCTGCTGAGACAGATACTGGTACTGATGCTACGAGAGCATTGACCCCTGATGGGTTCCAAGATTCAAAGAGAAACATTAGATGGCTCACGTTCAACCTTGTAGAGAAAGATACAGACTGTGCGGCTGCAACCAATATAGCTGGAGACTTTGTCTCTCCAATAGCAGGTACGATCTTACAGAGTGATAGCTCTCCATTCTATTTATATGCAACTAACTCTACAGCTGGTACAACAGGTACAATGGTTGTAGATATAAGTATTGGTGGCACAAGTATCATGACTACCAATAAATTAGATTTCGATTCAGCGGAGAAGACGACGACCACTGCTACAACGAAGCCGGATTTGACAACCACGTCTTTATCAGTAGGGGATATAATAACAATAGATATTGACTCTGTTCACACAACAGCAGCAAAAGGTTTAACTGTATATATGGCAGTAAGGGAGAGTTAAGAATGGCAACAAAGACTAGACAACAAATAGTGACTGAAATAACAGGGAATGTAAGTGAGATTGGGGCGAGCTCTAGGGCTGAGACGAACAGCGGTGTAGTAGTTCAACTTGATGGCGGTAAAACAATGGAGCGCCATGATATTCCTGTTTGGATAATTCAAGAGAGTGGTGCTTTAACCCCTGCTACTCAAGCTATCCAAGTCAAGTACGATGGCGAGACTGAGGTTGAAGCTTTCCTTAGTGGAAGGATAATGAAAGACTGGGTTGATCCTCCAAACAGAGAGCAAGATTTACTGGATAAGTTTAATGCTTTAGAAACAGCAATGGGTGGACCAGTTAAGGTTAACCCTACTTCACTAGATACACTTGGGCTTAAGTACTTAGTCTTCTTAGCGGCGGATGGTATAGAGAGAGTACAGGTTACACTCAATGGAACAGTGGTGGTAAGAGAGACGTGTTAAATGGCTTGGTTTGATGGCAGTTGGACGTATAGGTTAAAGCTTACGATTGACAATACTAAAGTCCCTGGTGACTTAACTGACTTCCCCATTGCGGTAGACCTCTCTGACATTGGAACCAGCCACGGCTTCTGGTCTAACGTCAAGTCCGATGGTGGAGATATAAGAGTTTGCAAATCTGATGGTAATACTCGTGTTGCCTGTGAGATGTATACGGTAGACACTGGTGCTGAGACTGGGCAGATCTACTTCACAACAGATGGCACTCTTTCCAGTAGTAGCGATACTGATTTCTATATATACTACGGGAATGGCAGTGCTACGAAACCTAGTGACAGTGATACGTATGGGACATACAATGTTTGGGACAGTGACTTCCTAGGGGTGTATCACCTTGGGGAATCTAGTGCTGAGAATGTAGTTAGTAGTACTTCTCAACAGGTTAATGAAGGAACGGCTAGTTCAAGTGCTACAAGTGCTGCTGGTGTATTAGGTGGTGGTTTTGATTTCAATGGTAGTACTGATAATATAATTTTCGATACAGGTGTTGATACATACTTGTGTCCAACCTCCGCCTTAAGCTTTGAGGTTTGGTTTAATACTGATAATAAGGGCAATGATGTGCTGCTTTATTGTAGAGGTGATTCAACCAACAAGGGCTACGGGCTTTGGTTTTGGAATAGTTACCTAAGACCTTCCATTGGGATCAACGGGAACCCTTGGACTAATTTAACTTATGCAATGAGTAATATTAATACAGGCACTTGGTATCATGCCGCTGCTACGTGGGATGGATCAACTTCTAAGTTGTATGTGGATGGTGATGAAAAAGATAGTTATAATATCTCCGGGTCCATTAGTTACTTTGGTACTCAAATGAGTTTCGGCACTAGAAACAGTGGCGATGATTTCGATGGGACACTAGACGAGATAAGACTCAGCGGTGTTGCGAGGAGTGCGAACTGGCTGCTAACAACGTATAATAATATTAGTAGCCCTGGTACTTTCTATACTATTGGCGCAGAGGAGACAGACTCCGGTGGAGCTCCAACCTTTGTACCAAAGGTATTAATGGTGTAGAATAGGGGGTAAGGAGAATAGAATAGAATGGAACAGAAACAACCAATGATACAGATACCTGCAAATTTAGTTAAACTAGCTTATGACTATCTTTGCACAAGACCATACAAAGAGTGTGGCTTATTGATAAGAGCTTTCGAGATCTTGCTCAACCCTAATCCAGAGCCAGAAAAGAAAGCCAAGCCTAAGGTAAAGGAGAAAAAGAATGGCACTAGTGGGAAGCAAGGGACCTCAGACTAACGTAAGAGAAACCTTTACAGTAATAGATTACACAACGAATGTAACTACTGGAGACGGCAAGTACTACTACAGAGTGCCTGACACCCTTGATGGTGCGAACCTCTCCTATGTTGCATTCGCTGTGATCACAGCGGGAACAACAGGCTCTACAGATATACAGATACACAACGTAACTCAGGCGGCAGACATGCTTTCAACGGTAGTGATAGTGGAGACAGGCGAGACAGACAGTTCTACTGGAGCCGCAGCTGTTATTGATGTCGCGAATGACGATGTCGCAGAGGGTGACATCCTTCGTATTGATATTGACGCAGTGTCTACGACCCCACCACAAGGAGTTGTTATGACCCTTGGGTTTACACTTTAACCATGAACTGGCAAAACCTACGTACCAGGAATTTCACAATACAGGAGGTGATACACTCTCCTGTTGACTTGTTTCCTGAGAGGCTGGCGCCCGTAGCTATAGCAGCTATGCACTACATGCAAGCTTGTCGGGATTACTTGGGAGTACCCTTGGTTATTACGAGTGGGTACCGCAGCCCTGCTTACAATGAAGAGATAGGTGGTAGCGAGAATAGCTATCACGTGTGGCGATTCACAGAGGATGGTCATCTTATCTTCGCTGTTGATTGCTATAGTTCTAAACTCGAGATACAATTATTATACGAGGACTTGAAGAAGCTAGTAGTAGGCGAGGTCTACTGGCACAAGGGCAGAGGTTTTGTTCATGTTAGTCCTTATGGTAAGGATGAAAGTTGGATACAATCATGAAAAAAAAGAACGGTAAGTTTAACGGGCAGGTACAGATAAAGTTATTGAGGGAGAAAGGGATTGACAAGTCAGCTCAGTTACTAGCCCCCTTCTCTTATCGAGACAAGTATGGCAAGCTATGGGTGGCTCGCAAGGGTGAGAAGATAAACGGAGCTAGTATCCCTAAGCTCTTTTGGTCAATCATTGGTAGTCCATTGACGGGAGACTATCGCGAAGCCTCCGTTATACATGACGTATACTGCGAGAGAAAGTCTCGCCCTCACAAGAGGGTGCACCAGGTCTTTACCGAAATGCTCGAGGACTTAGGGGTTCCCTTCATGAAGAGGGTCGCGATTAGTAAGGCGGTCAAGTGGTTTGGTCCAAGGTGGAAATCTTAATATCAAAGAACTCTGACAGGTAATTGTCGTGCCGGTTCTCAACCCACCCCTTCATATAATAGTCTGGGAACTTTTGATTATAAAAAATTAATCTACCAGCGTAGACTATACACAGGTTTAGGTAGCAGAAGAACACATCCTCTTCATCCGTTAAGGGTGTCATTCCATCTGTGGTCTGCATCTCTTCCTATTCTCCTTTGGTATATATACTTGCAAGGGTTGGAGCAGAAGTGCCTGATAGATTGAGATACAACATGTCTAGCTTTTACAAACTCTTTCTCGCAATGATTGCAAGTTACCAAGATTAACTTTGGTTTACTATTGTTTAACATCACTATAATTATTATACAAAAATAAAACTATTTAATATATAAGTTTACCAGAACTTCAACCGTACCCATGACAGCTATCCCGACAGAAATGGCTGCAACCATATAAGCTTTCCATTTCTTGAGGTCTTCAATGTCTTCGTTGTGATCTCGGACAATCTCTTGTAAAGGTTCTATCGCCGCTGCGGCAATGCTTAGGTGGTGTATGTCCTCTCCGATCTTTTTTATATCAGTAGCCATGGACTTCATGTAGCCCTTAATGTCTTGCTGCAGTTCAGAGATAGCTTCTACCCGTGCCTCTACTTTATAAACTTTTTCCTTCAGAGATTGGTCTGACATATTTCCAGTATAATCCATAGCAATATGAGCGGTCAAACTAAGCCGCTTTCTTTCCCTTTGTTATTCTTCTCCACAAGGTGGGTTTCTTTGGACTAGGCAGCGGCTTTGGTCGACTGAAAGCTTTTATCATTGCGCGGTTGCGCTCGAACCTGTACTCTAAGTTCTCAACTTGAGCATCAGATTTCTCTATTAGTTCCTGCGTTCTCTTTAATGCAGGCTTAAAGACATTAGGCTCACGCTTAGCCAAGGTTTGCAACCTCTTTATCTGAGGTATTAAGTGTCCCTTCAAGGTATCCACTGAGCTCTCCATGTTTCTATTATACCTCATGTTTATTCCTCCTTCACATCTGGGTCAACGAAGTGCTCTAATGGGACGAACAAACAGTTGCCTGTTCTCCCCTTGATCCCCAAGTACTGCTGCTTACTAGACTTCTCCGCCCCTTTGAGCCTCTTGAACACCTCGTTCCACCCAGTCTTAAGCTTAGGGTTGTCATTGAATAGCTTAGGTAGATTCTTATTGATGTTGGCTATGCGCACCATGCCACCCTTCTTGTCTACGTACAGTCCATATTGAGCCAGCGTATTAACAAGATCCTTCTTCTTAACAGTGGAATAGTTATCGCCATCCACCCTGAACTCATCACTAAAGACGTCATTCTCTGCCACGTTATAGATCATCTCTGCTATCACGTAGTCCTTACGACCCCCTGCCTCTGGCGTCACAGGCACGACACTCTCCAACAGTAATGACAAGCCAAGCTTCTCCTCTGTCTCTGCTCCCACCTTCTCTTCCGTGTACTCCCAAAAGAAATCGTCAATCATAGTATTTATCTCCTCCTGTGTTAACTCTCTACCTTCTTTAAATGTAAGTGCGGGACCTAGCATTGATGCGTACTTGTCTCCATACCTCTCGGACCCAAGCTTACTAGCCACATGCTTAGCCACCCTCTTAATATTAGCCTTCATTACAGGGATGTGCGTAACTGCCCAATGGAATAACCTATCCGACAACGCCTGATCTAGCTTAGCTATCTTACCCTGTAATATCTCCCAGTGGTCACCCTCCATAGGACGAGAGCTTATCTCTGCCTTGAACCACCTGTCTCTATCAGACTTGTACTGAATGGATGCGTTAATACTAGACAGGCATAGTTGTGAGCAGGTGTGGTACGAGGATGCGTCACCACCAGCTGACCCTTTGAGCATCACACTCTCTGAGTTAGAACTACAGGACCTACCAAACTTAATGATGCCAGCGTTTCTAACCGAGTCCTTGTAACTGTCCGACTCAGCCTCGTCGAAGATGACAGGCAATGCATCACACTTCAGCGCCTGCCTTAGCCCAGCCTCAGTAGTCTCACCCTCAACGTATAGGCTCCACCTGCCCTGCAGCTTCTTCAACACATCCCTAACGATAGTACTCTTACCTACACCTGCTGCCCCTATGATCCAGAGGTGTGTCCTCCAGTCATACACTCCGCAAGTAATGCTACTAACGAGGTAACCTAGTGCCATGTAGGTAGAGAGTGAGCGCCCCTTGAAGTCTCTGTCATACCAGTTGACCGAGTCAAAGATATCAAAGATCAAAGCTCTATCCGTTGCGGACATCTCCTCCTCTGACCACTTACCCATCCTCCTCCGTAGAGGGTAGATGAAGTCAGACTGAAACTCCACCAAGTTAGTAGGCTTGCCGTCTACTATCAGCTCATTACCCATGTGAACAACAATCCTACCCTTGTCCACCCAGGCACCACAGCCACGGTTCTGCTCAGGATAATAGGCACCCACCCTCTTAGACTCTCGCAGTATCCACTCTCTCCCCTTCTCCCAGTTGATCTTGAAGTCCTCCTTGGGGAAGTGTGTCATCCAGAACGTACTGTCTGCCAGTGTGATCAGCACGTCCTTACCAAGGATACTATTACTTAGCTCTTGTACCTGTAGTGTAGAGCGTGGCATTAGGTATATCTTCTTGTCATTAAACCCAAGGACTTTTAATTCCTTGCGTATCTCTTCATCGTCAGAACCACCAGAGAAATCCATCAAGGTCTCAGCGTTATCACGTATCCAGTTGAGAGTCTCTGTCTCATCCCACTCTACATCGGCTAGGTCCCACGCAAGAGGTAGCCCGTCAGGTATCTCTACTAACCTAGCGTTAGGTAACAGTCGCTTGATCTTCTTCGCTGCCTTGCGACCTGGCTCATCGTTATCAGGCACGATGAATATCGCCTTCATTCTTATTGTATTCCAGTCGCTCTTAGCTACAGCATTAGCACCACCTGTCCATGTGATCACTGGATTGTTAGGGCACATCTTAGCAACAGCCTGCTGTGTCTTCTCACCCTCGACAACAATCACGAATCCCTTGCGGTCCATAGTGTCAAGCCCAAAGAGTGGGCGGTTATCACCGACACTGCCTTGGAACCACTCACCATCCTTCATGAAGATCTGATGGTGTACCTTGTTTGCCTTCCTGCCTACGTAACCAAAGAGATCCCCATTCTGTAATCTCCATTCGTACAGATGCTTATATACAGAGTGATGGTAACTACCATTGGCTGTCTTCACATCTATAGAGACATCTTCCTTCTTAGTTATCTCTTGCTCTACCTTCTCATACTTATACTGTGTTGTTTGCATTGGCTTCCTCAGTCCGTGTCTCTCTTCTAACCAGGTGAGTGCACCTGCGTCTGTCATTTGCAGCACCGTCTTCACAAGTGCTAACCCCTGCCCTCCATCGGGGGTACAACCCCGACATATCCAAGTCCCGTTGCCATGGACGTTAGAGTAGGCAAACCTATCTGTACCACCACAGCTAGGGCACGGAGACCCTACGTTCTTCTTCTTCCCAGGGCAAAGCTCATGGAAGATGTCATCCCAATTAACACGGCTTAGATCCAAGTATCTTCCTCGCGTCTTCAGTTGAACGTGCTATGCCAGCATATCCATTGTTGTCCCTAACCATAGTTAAGAACGCCTTCTGCTCTTGTGTTGCTCGACCTGTCTTAGTCTTCACCTCTATTGCTGTGAACACTGGCAACTCCTGTCCAACCATATCCTCTGTGATCTTGATCATATGGAACCCAATGAGATCACTGCTCCCCTTACACAATCCATAGCTGATACCTTGGACGTTGTTAATCACAGCGCTGTTACCCATGCGTGTCACCTTCCCTTGGTATGCCATACCTGTGTCGTTAACCCATAACCTCGTGCGCTTACCGCACATCTCCATAGCTATGGTCTTTTGTAGATCCATTTCGTTACCCATACTTTCTCCTCTTCCACTTTAGATTTCGCAACTTCCTTGCGTCCACTTTGCACCACGCCTCGAGCCAGTACCGAAACATAAACCAGGAGAGGTCTAACGTTGGACAGAACATATCTTCGTTACCCATATCTCTTTCTCCTTGCATTCCATCTATAGATAGCCCACCCTGGTTTATAACCTAGCTCTCTGCCTAGCTGTTGTAGTTCTTCTAAGCTCCGACACTGACTGGCTTTCATGTTAAGCTCCGGCTTCTTTATCGTCTGCTTAGTAACCTCAACCAGGTCCCCATCCACCTCTTCTAACTCAGCCTTTGGCTTGCGCTTCGGTACCTTGTAACAGTATGGGCACATCTTTTGCTTACTACTATATACATTAAAGCAACCTTCGCAAACTGTCACGGCTACAGGTGCAGTCTTTCTCTGCCCCTTCTTCTTACCCTCTAGGG